CGTGATAACAGAAGAAGCGCAACGATATATTAATGATAACGGGCTAGACAATGAGTTGTACGATATTGTTTGCGATTGGTTATCCGAAAACAGCTATCCAGAACCTAATTATTTAGATTATTCGGAACAGGTAATAGAACTAATTTAAAACGTTCTATTTCTGTATGTCGTTATGCTTATAACGAATATAAGAATATCTTTGACAATATTAGCTTGGTAAATAATTGTAATAAATATTTGATACGTTTTGTTAAAAATATACAGCATGATCGAAACATTAATACTATTAGGTTGCTTGTATCTATCCATACGGGTAACAGACTATGTAGAAAAACAGAAATAATAACAATTTAAAAACGTGACATTATGGAAACAAGAAACGACATACCTAATTTACTTGCAATGTATATACGCAATACGCGGGAAATATACGATATTACAACATGGCTGCAAGATTGCATAATTAAGAAGGCAAACAAGGGCATACAGCCATCAATAGAACATCTAGCAAATTGCAGCACAATGAAAACTATAATCAGAGAGGCCGCCAAACTATTGTACAAATATGATGGAATAACACCCACAAAACAGGAAAAACAGGAAGCGGCCCGGGAACATGCCGAATATATTTTAGAATGTGTGCAATACTCCATCCAAAAACGCCAATAGAGGCAAAATAAAGCCTTCTATTGGAAAATACTCAACAAACCAATATTCTAAAAACATTATGATACAATTTACTATTGACAGTTTTAGCGGCGGTATATCAGGCCGCCGGTATAAATCAATCAATGAAGCTATACAAGACGGTGGCTACTCTGTTTGGTGTAATGAAAAAATTAAACTAGCTTTCAATTTTGGGAACGGCACGGAAAAAGATTTTAAGTGAAAACGAATTTTACAAAGAACTATATTCTTTGCCGTTAAACGAACAAAAAACACACATTCAATTTATTCGGGAACAATTAACCATTATAATGACATATGAAAAAGAAATACGCCTAAGACCAATTACAGGACGCAATATTTAAATGAATAGTATTATGAGAAAACAAAATTTACAAAAAGAATTATATCCTATCCTTGAAAACGAAAGTATTAAGATAGGAACGTTTAAAGCTAGTAGAAGTATTAATACATTGGATTTTATCAGGGAAAATATCAAGTTTTGGAAAAGCTATGACGGGCACAAGTTACCCGAAAAACAGGTTAAACGAGCGTATTATAACGGCACCAGGACACAAAACATAATCAAAATGTACATAAATACACCCGAATTGATTAAGTTTGTAAGAGAGCACGCAAACGACTACGATACGTTAAAACGAAACGACGTACCTAGCTGCATAACTATTGATCGTAGGCGGAGTGAACGTTATTTTTCCGTATATATCGAAAAGTTTGGGAACGTGCGTTTTGATGAAGTGTTAAGAGTTTTCCCATTATTACCAAAAGCATATTTGAACGAGTAATGAAAGTAATAAGAGTTTTAAAGAGAATACTAACCGACTCAGATATTATAGACCTGTACGGTATGTATTGTGATTTTTATAAAAATATACAATAATTTAGATAGCATTTTACGCAATTTGTTAGTTGCTGGAAACATTGTAACCGTATCATATGAACAAATGAGAGAGAGATACGCAAAGAACTGGGCTAATTTGTTAAGCCTGTCATTTAGGGAATTAAGATAAATAGGATTGCCCGGTATGGAGAACAACGAATAGAGCGATACTATTACCGGGAACTAATTAATAACTTAAAAACGAAAAGATATGAATATTATTACAGATAAGGCGAAAACTCCTGCAAAGCTACGTTATAGGGTGAGCAATAACAGCGGAACAATAAATAAGGAGTTCGGCAAAAATCAACAAGTGGCCTATGACTTTGCAAACGAGATGAAAGAAACGGCAACCATACGCGGATATTTTGTTTTTAAACATAGAGGGCAATGGCAAACGAATACGGTATTCATTGATCATGTATTTAAATAACCAACTATCCCGGCGTGGAGAACAACAAGCGGATCGCCACCGCCGCCGGGAACTATTTATTAACTTAAAAATAAAAAGACATGGAAAGTACATTCAAGTTGTTAGCTACTGACAGACAGGCGCAAATACTATTCAACAACTATTGCGTTAAACTGATGGAGTTCAAAGGGGATAAAGAAAGTTATCCAGAAATGAATATAAATAATGAAATAATTTACCCGTGGCGTGTTACATTACGGCATAAAGAAGAATTAGGCAAACTTCGTGGGGTGTATTCATTTGAAAAACTTGTAAGTATCATTTGATTTAAAAATAATCATTATGAAACGAATTGAAATTTTGGCTTTATTATCATTAAGTCTATCATCATGTAGTGAATACTTCGATAAACAACAAAGTAAGAATGAACTAAAGAAAAAGTATTCTTTCGCATTAAATTACTATGTTGAAAGATTGTCCGTTATTTGAATCATACAGAGATAGTATCAACAAGTACACAATACTTTCAAATGAACTTGATTACTAACTTAAAAACAAAAGAATATGGGAACGAGCAATCAGCTAAGTATTAAGCAAATTATTTGTTTTAACATTATAGCGGCTGAAAAAGTTGCCGGGAATATATGTCAAGGTCTTGCTGTTAAGCTAGGGAAAGCGTTTATATACGATAACCGTGATATTGATGTCAATGAAATCTCATACATTAGTCAACAATGTGAGATTGCGCTTCAAAATATATCCAAATTAGGTCTTACGGAAGCCAAGAACAATGAAATGAATAATATAATAGCTAAATATAATGGGAACGAACAATAAACAATCCATCCTGGAAGGACGGAAATGGGATGTGATAGAGAGTGTTGACGGATATTTTTCCGGGGAAAAGAACGGAGTTATCATACAAGGAACGACAATGAGTGATCTGTATGAAAAATGTAAATCTTTTGATATAGCTTCGGTTATGGAGAAGATTAATACGGGTGACAATCTGAACGACTGGGAAAAACGCTTAATAAAAGTTAATAAAAAGTTGTTGGAAAACCAATAATATATATATATTTGTCGTATGAGAAATAAATATGTCACATTTTACAAGGGCTGTACAATAGAGGTCACAGGAGAAAAAGACTTCATGTACCGGATAATAAAAGGTGAACGGATGGTTCTCTTTGTAGATATGTTTTACAGGTCTACAACTGATGCGTTAAAGGGTGCAATGAGGTGGGTGGACAATAATGTTAGAAAGGAGTGAATTTATGCTTTTTGGAATTGTTTTTGCTATGTTAATGAAAGCTATATGTGGAAATATGTTGGACGATTGATGATTGTCATTGTATGGCTTATTGTGTTACAGGTCTTGTCTGAATGTTAATTATGAAATATTTAAGAATACATTTGATTATATGGTGTTTGCCTTGTATAATATATGGTATTACAAGAACTTGGATTATACCATATCTACACCTTGCCAGATATTCTCGACAAGTTACCTTGTTTCATCGGCAATGAAGTGCTGACCATCAAAAAATTTGCAGATAGCTATACATGCTTGTATGTGGAATCTTATACTAGGTCTATCGGAAATATCACAGAAAGTAAAGAGCCTATTGATGCAGCCTATGATATGTTGTGCTGGTGCATTGAAAACGGATATGTTAAAGTTGGAAAGGAGGAATAATTATGGGATTTACAACACAGTGTTTTATACACAAGAATACTGCTAATATTAGAAATAGATTAAAAGAACTTGGCTATTATTGTAATCCATATTTAGGTTGGCATAATCTATTTACTTGTGTATTTGGAATTAATTCGGTTTATTCATTGGACGATTATGATACAAATGGTCTTAAAGAAATAGATGGTCTTATTGATTGCGGAACGAACGAGGAACTTTTCCTAGCTATCGCTGCATTGAGGGATGATACAGACAAGAACCAATGGTTTACGGATGGTGATAAATGGATTCTGTGTCCTGAAATCAAGTTCTCTACTTATTGGGTTTACTATCATATTGATGTCAATACGGATACCGTTCACAAGGCTACCGTAAACGAACTGATTGAACATTTTAAAATAAAGGAGGAATAATGAAAGCAAAGTATTTTAAAAAGATAAGAAGCCAAGTAAAGTGGTATAAGGTATCATATAGAGATAGTTTATTTTTTAGTTTTAGCGATGAGAAAGAAATATTGGCTAAATCTCCTGAAAATGCTTGTGTCAGATACCATAAACGTACTGGATGTTTTGTTAACAAATATAATCCCAATAATATTACACAATATAGTGAATCTCTTTCAAGGTTCAAGGTATGTATAGGTAAGAAAGTAATGTATTTCGATTAAATATGAAAGCAAGAATAAAAAGAAAAATTCAAAAAAGACCATTCCTATATAATGTAGGACAAGTTTTTAAGGCTTGTGATTGGATTACTAGTATTCAACGTGGAAATATGGTTTGGCGTAGGTATCGTTCATTTGGTACTATTATTAAATCAGAATTTTAAATATGAAAGCAAGAATAAAATCAACAGGGGTTTTGGTGGATGTAATTCCGAAAACAAATACCAATGCGTTACATAGTGGAGATAACATATATGTATGTGATAATATGGTATTCAGAGAGTGTGAACTTGACTTTTCAGCTATTGACTGGGAACAGCGTAGATACGAACTAGCTAAATCCGCAATGCAAGGGATTTTAAGTGACATCAATCAATCACATTATGCTTGTTCTGAAGAAAATTATGAGAAGTACATACCTAAAGGCATTGCCAAGTTTGCAATTGTTTGTGCTGATGCTTTAATTAATGAATTAAAATGATAAAAGTATTAAGAAATAAAACTCCTATCGCTCGCAAAGAGCATAGATGCGAATTTTGCGGTGAAGTAATACACATTGGAGAAAAATATAACAGACAGACCAATGTTTGTGATGATCGTGTTTATGATTGGGTTAGTCACTGTGATTGCTCCCAATTAGCCTATGAACTTAACATGTTTGATGATTGTGATGAAGGTCTTGACGGTGATGGGTTTATTGACAACTTGAATCAGTATGTTTATGACAATCATTATGATGATAAAATAGATGATATTGCGAAAGATTGGCAATTATCACGCTATGAACTTGTAAAGAAGGTATTGTCCGAATTAATACATTAGTGTTATGGATGATGTAAAATTATCATTAAGACAGATAGAAAAAATGGAACACGCTATAGGGTTTGAGCGTGGTAAAATAAAAAGAAATAGATACAAGGTTTATCGTAACTGGTATATTGTTAATCATCCTGATGATGATTGGGAAGAGTTGGTGTTTATTGGTTACGCGAATAGAAGATTGTTAGATATAGAAAAACAAATTGTGTACTATGTTTCCGAACTTGGAATGAAATATCTAGGTGTGTTATTAGGATGTATAATAACGGAGAAGGAATAAACAAGAACGTAAACTTATTGGATAATTATTATGAGTAAATATAGATACAGAGAAGTAAAGAACTATATCCACAACGAACTAAAGTTGACTAAAGAGGATATAAGGGAGATAATGATTCCTATTATTAGAGAGGAGGTTAAACGAGTTTTCCATAATACTTATGGAAATGATGTTTCTCTGGACAACTGGATTCGATGTATGGTTTCCGATGAAATAAAACGTCAAGGAGGCTATAACATGTTATGGACTTTATGTAAGGAGGCAATAAAAACCGAGCTAACTGACAAATATTCAATTGAGGTAAATCTTAAAGAGAAATAAATTATGAAAGCAACAATAAAGGCAACTGGAGAAATTGTAGAGATTAAGGATTTATATGATGATGGTACTGCATTGGTGGGAAACATGTATATCAAGGTGTCAGAACTTAATTTCTTTAGTGAAAACATTGATTGGGAACAACGTAGGTACGAATTGGCAAAAGACATTATTAAAGTTGTTATAGCAAACGAGAATGGTATTAATTCTGAGGCAGTCGCTAAATATTCGCTTAATTGCGCTGATGCCCTAATTAAAAGACTAAAGGAGGAGAATCATGGATAGTGTACAGACACAAACCTTTTCCATTAGAGGGGATGGAGGTGGTGAGGCATATATTGACTTTTGCAACGGCCAATTATGTGTTTCAGTTGTCATAGAAGATAAACAGGCAGATTTTCACTTTGATCCTGTTACGTTAGGGATGTTTGCCCATGCTTATAAATTACATTGTGAAGAGTGTAAAGGAGAATAATAATGAATGATTTGACATAATAAGATTAAAAAATAAATAAAATGACAATACGGGATTTAGCGCATTTGTTGCTTACTGCGCAAGATATAAATAGAGAGGTAATGATAGTCAAAGACGGATGCTATAGCGATATCACGAATGTTAGATTTGAAAACGGAATTTTTTTGATTAGCGCAAGCGGATATTACAAAGATAGAGTTACCGTAAACACGACTATCGAAGTTAAATCTCCATACAAAGAAGAACCGAAAATATTTTAGTGTATGATACAGGAAGAATTTGTAACATTAGAAACAGCGAAGCTGCTGAAAGAGAAAGGATTTAATGAGTATTGCAAAGATATTATTAAAGAAGACGATAATCGGATAATGCAATCTGTGTTCCGAACGAATAAGAATTTGCCAAAATTGTGTTATAGTCGTCCCACTCAATCCGTTGCACAAAAGTGGCTTCGTGAAACTAAGAACCTGCATATCGAAATATCCTATATGTATGGAAATTATTGGATATATGATATACTAACAATTCCTAACCATGATTTAGTAGGGTTGTCTGACAGACCTATTGTCCGTTATAATACCTACGAAGAAGCACTCGAAGCAGGATTACAGGAAACATTAAAACTTATATGATTATGGAAATAGCGGAATCAATATTTAAATTCATCCTTGCCTCATTAAACGTTTATGCTCTGGCATTTACTTTAATTTTGGTAAGAAAGTTGCATCGCATGGAGAATAAGCTGGATGAGATAGAAAGATATGTCCGTCATGTGTCAGATTGTAACGATATTATTTACATTAACCAGCTTTCGGAATTGCAAAGACTGTTGATAAAAGAGGAACGGTATGAAGAAGCCGATAAGATTGGAAAAATAATCAAGGATGAAGAAATTAAATTAGGAATAAGGGAATGAGCAATATTAATTTGAACGAACTACGGGATCGTGCTTACAAAACAGCTTGCGAGCACGGTTTTCACGATAAAGAACTGAGTAACGAACACTTCTTTTGCCTTATCATTTCCAGGCTTGGGAAAGCTGTGGAAGCGGACAGAAAAGGGAAACGTGCCGACAGGGAATCTTTTAAATCTTCTTATGAGAATGAAGAACCGCACGATGATGCCAATTTTAAATATTGTTTTGAAAAATATATCAAAGATACACTTCCAGACGAACTAAGCGAAGTAGTTATACGCTTGCTTGATCTTGCAGGGCTTCGAGGAATAAGCCTTGAATCTGCTAGTGAGGATATTAACTCTGAATATATAGATGATATTGCTTATATGTACAGTAAATTTAGTTTTGCAGAAGCGATATATATTATATCTGTCATACCATTTGAATATTATAGTGATTTTTCTACAGCTGTAAATTACATGATATTTTCAATCTTTGCATTTTCCAAGCATCTTGACATAGATTTGCTATGGCATATTGAGCAGAAACAAAGATATAACGAATTAAGACCTAAGTTGAACGGAAAAAAATATTGATTATGAAAACAATTATATTTACAATCATATGTATTATCGCCCTATTATGGGTCGGAGATCTAACAATTACATTTAAACCGTTTTCCATCTCGTTCCCCGGTTGGCATAAGGCTTTAGGTATCATCCTGTTTGTATTTGCAATGGCGGTGTATAACATTGGAGAATACGCTAAGGGATACAAGCATGGTTTTGATGATGGGTTAAAGGAATGTATTGAAACGATTAAGAGAAATGGAAAGAATTGAGCACATAGCCACAATTGATTTCTGTTACTGGCGTTTGAAAATGCTCTGTCAACAACTTTCTAATACCAAGTCAAACATCGAAAGACTAGTCGATAAGGCTTGCGGTTATAACGAAACCGAAGAGATAAGGAAGGAGTGCATAACGCTTGTAGAGCAGATCATTGAAAGCAAGAAGCAAATCGGGGAAGATTTCACAAGAGATGAATGTGTTTTGAATAAATTGAAAATAAATGAACAGTAGCGACATTGATTTCCCGTTACTCCGTATATTTAATGGAGTAACGGGGCGATATGAACTTCTTATTGACGATGTATCCATAGATGCTTATGGGCGTGTAAGAGATAGCAGTGGTTGTGTTGTAGAATGGTTTACAGGCGTGTTTGACATGAACGGAATACCATTGTTTGAAAACGACATAATCATGCCTGTAAAGGACGGAATAAGCCAATACAGGCGTATCTGGAGAACGGTAGGTGGATTTGTACTAAGCAGGAGCAATGATGTAAAAGGACTGTCCAAATTGGATATGCTTGGTGCTGACTATCTTGTGAACGAACGTGTGCAGCAATACATATCTGATGGGTGCGTAAAGGTAGGGTCTGCAACAATTGATCTTAACCTGTTAAAAGGAAGAACGAAAGAAGATATTATTAGAAATTTAGCTAGAATGGTCAGATGAAAGATAAAATGATAGAGGAAAGTTTGAACAATTTCTACAGGACGTTTCTTATTTGGGTGATAAGATGTTATCCTATATTGTTCTGTCTTGCAATACTTGTCCATCAGTGTGAGGTTATACACTCTGTTGGCACAGGGGATATTATTGAGTATTATGATGGTGACACGTTGGAGTATGTTCAGTATGCCACTCCGTTTTCGGATAAGTATCTTACTGTATTCTTTAACGCCAAACTGTTTAATGCAATATTGTTCTATGTGTTGTCAAAGGTGTTTTTATTTTGTATATACCATAGAGTATTTGTCATTGAGATGTTGATATATGCAATACTGGATATTGTATTTAATAATGTGGTGTTTGAGGATGCGCATTTGGTTAATGCAATATACTATACATCCATTGGTTTTGTTACTGTTGGATTCTTTATTGCATTATACTTACGTCAAAGGTATGGAGATAGGAAAGTGCACACACATCAAACCATTAGTGATGGATATAGGTGCTGTAATAAGTAATCTATTTTTTACCCATAGCTTGTGTTCCTCCCGTATTCTTCATGTTTATTTTGACCTTTATGGGAGATGCCTTTTTATTTGATGTTACTTTAGGTGATTTAACATTCACCCTAATCACTTTCTTTACCATATATTGCTTATTTTAATTGTTTAACAAAGTTAATTATTTTTATTTATGCAACAAAACAATAGTACCGATAAAACAGCTTCGGCACACAAAACGGACGAAATAATGGTTTACGAACATCCTTTTTTTGGCAAAATTCGTGTGTTTGTTCGATATGGTAAAATTTGGTTCTGTGGATTAGACGCTGCATCTTCTTTACAGTATTCAAATCCATTAAAAGCTCTTTTAGAGCACTGTAAACCATCCTCCGTAATGATGCGTGAAGTAGGGGATGATATAATGGAGTTTATTAATGAAAGGAGTATGTATAGACTGATTTATAAAAGCCCTTTTCCTCCTATGGCTGATGAATTTGAACGTTGGATATTTGATTATATTGTTCCATCAGTTACCAATACAGGAAGTTATTATGCACAGGTTAGATTACCAAACTTCAACAATCCTGCCGAATCTGCCAGGGCGTGGGCTGATGAGTACGAAAGGAATCAAGCGTTAAAGCCACAACCAAACGAATCCAATGAATGGTATAGTATCAAAAGATGGGCAAAGGAAAACGGTGTCAACTGGAAAAAGATTAGCCGGATGAAGATGAAAGTAATATCTTGCAAGCTAGGTTATGAGATAAAAAAGATTTTTGACGATAACCATTGCCAGGTAAACACATACAATGTAAATGTATTTAAGGAATACTTTAATAAATGTGAATAAATAATATATATTTTAAAACATTTGATAGCATGTCATTTTATTGACTATATTTGCATCATGTTTGAGTGTAGAAGCAAGCATATCTATAATGAAAGTTTAGGGGGAAAGCGTTCCCCCGATTTTAGTAACCATTAAGCGATAAGATAATGAAAAAGTTTTTAGAAATAATGATGATTGTATTCTGTCCTTATATTGTAATATACAGGCAGAAACGACAAGTCAGATTATTGAAAAGCGATATGAATTACGCTAGCAAACTTTGGAGTATTGAAAGAGATCCAAAAAACGTAGATTACGACTGGATTGTAAGAAACGCATTTCATGTCAAACCTATTTTTTCTTTATGTGCTGAAAACAAAAGATCATGATTCTACTAGAAATTTTTCAAAACTGCTTTATTGTAGGGTATGATGGAAAGAAAATACCCTTTGTAAAAGATGATTTCTTGTTTAGTGATACCGGGGAAAGGTATATTTTGACCAACAAGGAAAACAGTGAACAGGTTAGCCTACCGAAGCAATCGACAATAGTAATTAAACATAATATTTGCCATGAAGGTATTGATTAGAAAGGATTCAAGCGACATAAGAAACAGACTTGAACGGTTAGGGTACACCGCTTCCGAAAAAGCGTTGGATGGATTTGGTGATGGCATCTTTGTAGACAAGTCAGATAATACTTTTCACGTAAAATCAGAGTGGAATGTTATTCGTATGTTTATTGAAACAGTAGATTGCGGAGATGACGAGAATATGTTTTTTGATTTTGTAGAAAACGACATAACGTCAATAATGCCAATGATGCTAGGTAAGTATAAATCTTTAATAAAAATTGGTGACTTTCCCGTCATTAATACATCTAGCATTCAAGATGTGTTATACCGTGAAGATAGAGAACATAACATCATAGAAGTTATTGTTATTTCAGTATATGGGTTAAAGTTGAAAAGCGTAAAGGATGTTGACTTTTCAGACCCTAATGCGGATACAATAATAGCATACATGAAATCGTTGCATAAACAACTAAAAGAATATATCAAATGAAGTGTAATTTTACGCCAATGGACAAATTTTATGAGATATTAGATTATTATGGTTTGTCCTACACAGAGTTAAAAAGTAATCATATTCGTGTATTTTACGGAAACAAGAAGCTGTTTGACTATTTCCCACTTCGCATGAAGCTGTTTGATTACCATGAATGGCATCAGCTTACTTATCCGTTCGTGAAGGGCAAGGAAGATGAATGGGAAGTAGAACTTACCATGTTCATTAGCGGAGTGTTGGGAGATGAGATGTTTAAAAAGTTTAAAAACGATTGATTATGGATAAGAAAGAGAAGGAATTTACTCCAAAAGCTATAAATTTGTGTGGCAAACGGAGAATGCTATCATCCATAAAAGGATGGGAGATTGTTCATTATAACAATTACTCTAAAGGTATAGCCAATGTCCAGCCTGTGGACAAGTTGAGAATAACACTTTCAGGGCGAGAAGTCATTGAGTACGTCCTGATGGATGGAGATAAAACGATTGATAAACTAGACAGTTATTTCGGATTGCTATGATGATAAAAGTAGACATACCTGAACCGTTCATAGACGGTGACAATACGATGGTAAACATCACGTCTGATTCATTCTGCTATTCTAGCATTGATTCACGTTATGAAGGATTTCAGAGTTCCTACAAGGACGGGAATATGAATCAGAAGATACAGGGAAAACTAGAGATAATTGCGGACCAGTTTAAAGAACTTATAAAAATAATAGAAGATAATTGAAGATGGAAAGACATTTGTTAATACAGGAGTGTGAGAGAGAGGAAAAGATGAAGGAGTTGCGCAAGCAGCAGAACGATCTTATCAAGAAAGGCCGTATGGTTGAATGCTCTCGTGTAACAGCTAAGATAAAGGAGTTTCAGGAAGCATATATCAAGGCTTATCCTGACGGTAAATATGTAAGGGGCATGGATATTATCAAGAAGATGTCTGATGATGAGAAAATGGATTGGATGATGTATGTCAACGCCATTGCTTTCTGTGCTGATATTATCCATTCTTCTTCCATAGAGTTGGATGAAATGCTAAAGAAAACACTCCCCGGATCTAGCCTTCAAATGTTTGAAACGCTTGAAAAGGTAGGTACTATGGCAAAGAATCAAATCCTATGGATGGATAACAATGTTGACGAGAAATACCAGGATGACTTTGCAAGATATGCCGATGAAATATCCGTGATGCTTTTATCATTTGTTAAAAATAAATTTTTGCCAAGAAAATGACAAGAGAAGAGATACACAAGAATGTGCTGGAAATAAGAAATTATTATTTCAGCATTCAGAATAAGATTGATAACGGATGCAATGTTTCAGAATTGGACATAGATTCTAAAACGCACAACAAGATGATTGACGATACCATAAAATCAGCCCTTGAAGATCATAAAATTATTCTTGCTTTAGAAAAATACAAGTTATGAAAAAGAAAGAAATAGACGAAGGATATATTGTAGGTGACTTTTATATTATTAAAAGCCCTATCAAAGAGGGATGGCTTCACGTAGTGAATATAAAAACATCTTGGCAGATAAAGGTGATGATGGGAGCGAATACGGCAAAGTTTCTAAGCCTTTCCCAACAGGAAATATTTGACAGGATTAACGGAATATACATTCAATCCATGATGTCTTTATACGATTCAGATTATGCCTTGAAAATAGCTAAAGATGCTGTGTCTTATATGTCTGAAAAGGCAGAAAAGATGGAAAAGGTGGAAAAGAATGAAAATGAAGATATTGAAAAGGTGAAGAAAGATGAGTTCATGATGAAAATAGCTACATCTTCCGATGAAGAAATCATGGACATGATCGTAAATGGAGAGATAAAGTACGAATATTTCAAACAAGAACAGGAGTAAATTTATGAAAGCATTATTTAAAATGGACTTCGATTGCGGAAGAATGGGCAATCTTGAAGGAGTATTTATTGCAGACACAGAAGATGTCGAATACTTAGTGAATAACAAAATCAGTGTTTACTTCGGTGAAGTACTTGGCAAGCACTCTGAAATATCCGGGTGTGTGGCTGAAAGTGAAATCAAACAAATAACCACTGATGAAAATGTAATCAAGATAGTTGAAGAATATGGGCTTAACAGTGGGTATAATCCATTTGAATACACTCTTTGTACATCAGAAACGGAAGATATACCAGATAACGGAGTTGATTGGGATGATTGTACTGTACAAGAATACATAGACTTTATGAGGAAAGGTATAATACCCCAATATTACGAGAAAGATTATAAAGAATGGCTAAGTAGCCAAAAGGAGGATTAATCATGCAAGACTATATTTCAGACTGGTTCATTCCGATGGATTTCGGTAATGATATGCCAGACGAAGAACCAAGTGGTGAGGATAATTTCAATTTTGATTAAGTTAATTTGTTAATAATAATAGACATGAAAACATTTTTTGAGTGTAAAATTCGCTACGAAAAAGTAGCAGAAAATGGGATGATTAAGAAAGTAAGTGAGCAATACCTGGTTGATGCGCTTAGCTTCACTGAGGCGGAAGCACGTATTATATCGGAAATGACACCGTTTATCAGTGGCGAGTTCACTGTTTCGGACATCAAACGCTCCAACTACAGCGAACTGTTTCCATATGAAGAAGATGCAGCCGATCGCTGGTTTAAGTGTAAGCTGTATTACATTACGCTAGACGAAAAGAGCGGAGCGGAGAAAAAGACATCATGCTATATGCTTGTTCAGGCAGCCGATTTGAGAGATGCTGTAAATAAACTTGACGAAGGAATGAAAGGCACGATGGCAGACTATGTGATTTCATCCATAGCCGAAACCGCCATTATGGATGTATATCCGTATGAAGCGGAAAATGATTCCTGCTTAACGGAATACCCAAGTGGACACAAGACGGGAGTTGTCATAGGCGGAAAGAGCGTCATTGTAGACAAAACGGGAAATTCAACTGTAGTTTTACCTAGTTAAATTGTATATATATGGCAAACGAACAACAAAATCAGGTTTTCCATCATTGGAGAACTGGAAGTCAATCTGATTATGTGGGAGTAGAAATACTCCCTAACGGTCAGTCTATTATTGCTACAATATCCCATATCGTATGGGATGAGAATGCAAAGGTACAAGGTAGTAAGAAACCATCATGGATCGCTTACTTTAAAGAAGCAGACCTTGTTCCTAAACCTATGCTATTGAACAGTACGAACCGCAAACGCCTTACAAAGCTGGCACAAACTGATTATCCTGAAACCATCCGTGATTTTCGTGTCATATTGTGCAAGGAACTGACACGTGACCCAAGCGATGGAGGAAAGGTTTACGGATTACGTATAGGGCGTGATGTTCCACCACCACCACAGAAAGAGAAAATGACAGTCAACTCTGATAAATTCAAGGCTGCATTGGAAGCGTTAAAAAGTGGGAAATGCGAAATTGGATACATCACGGCAAGTTATGATGTGGACGCGGAAGCTATGAAATTGTTTAACGAAGCGACTAAGAAATAATGGAAGCAGAAGAAAAAGAAAAACTATGGCTTATGAAGAGGTGTGGTAAAATCACCTCTTCCGCCATTGGAAAACTTATGGTTTCCGGGAGAAGGGAAATGACACCTTCCGAACTAGAGGTTGCAAAAAAACAGGGTGTAAAGAGAAAGACAGTTGATGTTCCTTTCGGAGATACAGCTATCTCTTATCTTTATCAGGTTGCAAGGGAGAGAAGGTTAAACAAACCATGCCGACATATATCCACTTCTGATATGGAGTGGGGAAAGGATCATGAAAAAGACGCTATCGAGTGTTTTAACCATAACACGTTCTCTAGACTAATGTCCTGTGCGGATGATTTTGACGAAATTGTTTTTGTCGATAATATCTATGATGGATATGGAGATTCTCCCGATGGATATGGATTTGATGTCAATGGTAAATTATCTTATATAGCAGAAGTGAAATGCTTTACTTCTGAAAGTAAGATTGAATATTTGAGAGAAGCCACAAAGGAACAGGCTATAGAGGAATACTATTGGCAGCTAATGTCGCATTTCCTTTCCCATCCCGATGTGGATAAAATGTATTATATCGTATATGACGGTAAATCTGATGATGATCCGTTTGATTTACGCCCAGTTAACGATCCGTCAAGGCTTTTGTATTGGGAACTTGACAGAAGCGATTATAAAGATGATATAGACAGGATGGAGGATAAGTTACAAATGGCTCTAGCTTATCTTTCATTCAACGAACGTGATGCAAAAAAATACCCAATAAGTAAAGTAAATGACTACATTAATCAAGCACAACAAACCTAATCGTGGGGATGAAATAATCATCCCCTATCTTGCCATAGAAAACAATATCAACTTTATCATGCTCAATGGGGGGGGTGTAGGTGACGTTGAACTTATGGACGGAACGAAATGTAAGTCAATAAGCTGCACTCCTATCAAATTTGATGATGCAGGAGATGATATATATCGTATATATGGCATAGGAAAAGAAGCATGGAAAATGGCATGGCTGAAAAGAGTACATGCCATGAGTGATGAAATTGTAAAACTAAAGTTAGATTTCAATGCCAGCAATTAGCGAATTATGGATAGATTATCCAATATCTTACCGTGACGAAAAAGGAAGGTTCGTCAAAGGTCATAATTATGGATTCAAGAAAGGAAGGAAAGTATCGGATGAGGAACGTGAAAAGAAAAGAGTTATTATGAAGGAACTCATAAAGAAACGAAAGGAAAACGGTTCTTATCTCGGCCATAGAAACAATACAAGGGCTGTCATTGCGATAGAGGATGGCACGAACAGATTCCTATGCTTTGAAGCCTGTTGTGACTGTGAGAGGAAATTAGGTATGCCACAACGCTCATGCAGTTCTTTCTGTAAGGGGAAAAACGGGCATAGATGGAGAAACTTTAAATTGTTTTACGAAGATGAATACGGATTACGTTGACGAATTTGAAAACTACGACAGGAAGTTAATCAAACTAAATAGTGACACTGCCATTTTGCTGCACATATTCAAGAAAAAAACCAAACCACCAATTCGAGGATTGGATGGTTCTTCAAGACAATGAAGAATACTTCAAAAAGGAATGTGTTCCTGATTACGAAGATGCCGCCAGGCAGTTTGTCAAGCAGTTTGAAGGAGAAGAGTGTATGGCTTTTGTGATTGCATTGAAAAACGAACTTGAAAGAATGATACAAGAAGATGAGTACAAACGAAATCAATCTAAGGGATTACCAAGAGGTGGGGATAACCCGTCTGAGAAATGCCTTGACTAATCATAAACACGTCATATTCTCAGCCTGTGTAAGTTACGGCAAAACGGTCATAATGAGTTTTATGGCTAAAGGTGCTGTCGAGAAGGGGAATAAAGTGCTTATCGTATCCCACAGATCTGAACTTATGACACAGACAGGGGGAACGTTGGAAAGAGTTGGCATACAGGCTGAATATATCTCTCCTAAGCACAGGAACATACCTAAAGGTCTAGTAGTATCCGCAATGGCTCAAACTCTCCGTAGAAGGCTAGAAAAGCCCGAATGGGTTGAATGGGTTAAGAGTGTATCTCTCTGTCTGATAGACGAAGCGCACTCGTCTGACGCAGATTATCTCTTTGAATCAGGTTTGCTTGATGACAAGTATGTCGTAGGTCTTACAGGAACCCCGATGAGAAGTGGAAACCAAAGGCAGCTTGGCATGAACTATGAAGAAATTATAGAAACTGCCCAGATACAGGATATGATGGACCGGGGAAACATAACCAAGTTGAGAACGTTTACGGTTGATGCGCCCGACTTGTCTAAGGTTAATACCGATTATCGTACAGGTGACTTTGATAGCAGGCAGATGGGGGCAGTGTTCAACAAGTCTGTACAGTACAAGGGGGTGATTGAAAACTATATGCGTATCTGCCCGATGAAGAAAGCAATCTGTTTTGATGCCACACAGGCAAATGCGATAAGGATGTGCGCTGAATTTAATGAAGCTGGCATCCCTGCAAAATTCCTCATATCAGGTATAGATAAGAATAAGCCGGATGAGTTAGCATTATATGAAAGATACAAGCATCTTACAGGAAACAGGGAACAGCTTATCAAGGATTTCCATGACGATAAATTCACCGTTATATGCAACAGTGGTATCTTATCTACGGGATACGATGAAACAAGTATAGAGGTTTGCATATTAAACCGTGCTACACAATCCGTTCAGTTTTATATCCAGGCAACTGGCAGGGCTATACGGCTTCACCCAAATAAGACAGAAGCATTTCTCCTAGACTTCGGTGGTAACATATCACGGCTCGGCAAGTTTGAGAAAGAACGTAAATGGGCTTTATGGCATAACAAGGGGAAATGTGAAGGGATACAAGGAGTGAAAGAGTGTAAACAGTGTGGTAAATATATTGCCATAACCGCTTCGGAATGCCCTTTCTGCGGATATGTATATCCTACCGAAAAGGAGATAAGGATGGCGGAACTGCAAGAACTGGTAGGAGATTTAAAGTTCGAGCAAATGACGCCTACTCAATTTTTCCAGTATGCGGAACTTAAAGGATACAATACTTATTGGGCAATACGGCAGTTGTATATCAGAAATACGGAAACTGATTTTCGTAAAGCCATGAAAGAATGCGGATATTCCAGCAAGTTTATATGGGGTTATATTCAAAGAAACAAAAAATAACATTTAATTATGGGAAAAAATTTACTTAACAGCGATGGTAAAATTGCCTTGTTTCACGAAACGATAAGGCTTGACTTTAATCTGCCCAAATACTCCGTTATAGAGCAGAAAGATCCTAATCCAAGTGTAATGTCTTACGATTTCCTAAAACAATACATGGAAAGCAATGACAAGGAAGGAGTGGCGGAATTTAATCTTACCGTTTCACCGACAATGCTTGATTCTGTAAAAACAAACCAGGAGCACAAGCAAGTAAGAACCTCTCTTCTTGGCATAAACCATAAGGAAAACTCATGGTTTAAAAAGATTAAGGACTATGTAGACGAATACAGAAGATCCAAGTTTGATGTGATACATTTCTTCTCTGAGGTGAAGATACAGACAGAAAACGAGATGAAGCAATACAGGGATAGGATAAAAGACTATATACTGATGCTAGGTTATGCTGAAAGATCCGGTCAACACGCCTTGAAAGAAAAACTGTTCCGAAACATGGTGATATGCAAATACGAAAGCATATTGTTCAGCAAAGGATTATACAAGGCTATATCAGAGGAAAATCTTATGAAGTTTGCAAAAGGATGCCCGAAAAATCTATGTCTTGATTATATTTCTGACTATACTAGAATCATACCATTTGACATAATTAGGAAAAAGACGGATATAGACAAATATGAAATCTTTGATAATTATGTTATCCTACACTACGATTTTGATAACAACGGAACAGATTTACCGTCTGACAAGAAAAAAGAAGAGGTGGAAAAAAGAAAAGACCCTATTCTGTTTGGTGTTATTGCAGGAAGTAACAAACTATACTTCATCGGTGACTGGATTGACGAGTATTGCGATTTGCGGTTCGATGATGTGGTAAAACAATGCACGGACGATTTCTTGTCAGAAAACATTTCTTTGGATGATCTTGCAAAATAGCAACACAAAGCCTTGCAGAAACGGAGAGTATTGCTGCTGTCGCTGCAAGCATAGATACACGGTTATTGTAGATGGTTTGTTTGTTGGATACGTATGTTATATTCCTTGGTTTGAAAAACACGTTGCCATGAAGATAAGAAACAGCGGACATGACATGTGTGAAGGATTTGAGATGGTTGATAACAAACTTTAACCTTTTTCCCTTTTCACATATCCCATTTCGTGATACCTTTGCCAAATACAATTTTTTTTATTATGGCTGAGGAAAAACGATCTGCGGAAGAAAAGAAAATGCAGAAAGATATAGTAGTTAGTTATAGGAACGAGAAGGAAGGTAAAGGATGCAGGGGATTGCTTGTAGCGTTCTTTTCCGAACTTCTCCATCCTGCTGTAAGTGGTAACAAGTCGGCTGAATTTCGTGCTCTAGGAGCAAAGAAAAGTATGCCAGACCTTGCTTATATACATGACGGTAAGATATATGGCATAGAACTTAAAATGCCTGACAGTAACCATGACCGTAATCATATAATAGAACAGGCTGATGTGATGGCTACATATTTCTTTAGAGGATATTTTGTATGGTCTAAGGATATGTTGTGGAATATACTTGACGCTATTGAGCGTGGTCAGCCGGGGATGTCAAATACACTACAGATAAAAGATTATTGTATGCGTAACAGCACCACAAAAGTAAGTTTTGAAAAAATAATTAAAGATCTGTTTCAATGAAAGTTATATACAACAAGGTATTAAGGAACAAGTGAACACCATTGCAAATGGTTATACTTATTCCATATTTCAAGTTTCTAAGATATCATATTTATAATATATTAACACGTATTTGTATTATCAATAATAGGAGGATATTATGGCTAACATGCAATTAGTTTATAAATTTGAGATCAACCATTCCGACAGGCTTTGCGCTATCTGCCGTGTTACGAATAACCTGTACAACCAGGCGTTGTATATTGTCCGTAACGAGTTGAAGGATAACGACAGGTGGCTGTTCTATCCCGACTTGGACAGGATAATGAAGAACGTCACCAACCTTGAAGGTACGGTGAATTACAGACTTGTGAAATCACACGTAGCACAACAGACATTGCGCGTGCTTGACAAGGCAATGAAGGGATATGTCAAGGCTGTAAAGGATTGGTCTAAGAATCCAGGGAAGTATAACGGTAAGCCCGAACTGCCATGCTATCACAAACGTGGTGGGATGAGCAATGCTATATATACCAACTAGTCGTGCAGGATACATGACGGGTATATAATACTTGACCGTGACTTGAAAATACCCGTTCCGCAATGGGAAAAGTACAAGGACAGAATCGAACGGTTCAAACAGGTTAGGATAATCCCAAAACGTACATACATGACCGTAGAGGTTGTATATGATTGTGTCTGTTCGGATAATGTCGGTACGGGTATGGCTTCGATAGACTTGGGTGTGAACAACCTTGCCACGCTGGTGTGCGGATGTAATGCTCTGCTGTTTTCCGGCAAGGTTGTCAAGTCATACAACAGATGGTTTAACAAAAAATTATCCATGCTGCAATCCATAAAGGACAGGCAGGGAATAGACAAACTGACAAACAGGATGAGAAAGATGTATGAGAAACGTGAACGGTTTATGAATGATTCGATGCACAAGACAAGCAGGCGTATTGTTGATTATCTTGTATCACACCATATAGGCACTCTTGCTGTAGGCTACAACAAAGGATGGAAGCAATCCGTCAACATGGGCGGAGTAAACAATCAGAAGTTTACATTCATCCCTTTTGCGAGGTTGAGAAGCTGCCTTAGATACAAGTGTGAACTTGCAGGTATCAGCTATATCGAACATGAGGAAAGCTACACTAGCAAATGTGATGCTCTAGCTATGGAGGATATATGCAAGCATGATATCTATCTCGGTAAGCGTGTCAAGCGAGGTCTGTTCAAGTCGGCAGTTGGAAAGGTTATCAATGCTGATGTGAATGGTGCGCTTAATATAGGTAGAAAAGTATTCGGTGATTCATTTATGATAGCCGATAGCGGGCGTTGGTATCGTCCAGAACGGATTAACGTTTTAAAATGTGTATAAAAATTAACATTAATACCTGATAACGAGAACGACATGGATTACCTTGATAAAAGAAAACATTTTTCTTGGATTAAATACATTTAAATTTACATTATGAATAAGATAATTTTTGATAGAAAGGTTTTATTTTCAACGTTAAACTCAGCCAAAGCCTGTCTTTCCGATACAGGCTTGACGATACTTAAATGTTTTCGTTTTAAATATATAGCATCAGAGAATGCGATAGAGGTTACTTCATACAACAACCTCAATGAGATGCGTTTGATTATTCCCGTTATTGATTCAGACTGCAATGACGGGCAGGAGTTTGCAGTAGACGGAATAAGACTTGTAAAGCTGCTCAAAACAGTAAAGGATTCCATTGTTACGGTAAAGATATATGATAAGGATATAATATTCTCTTACAATGGCAGTGAAGCGTCTTTCTTTGCGGAAGATGTAGAATCTTATCCTGATATTAAAATGGGTAAGCGTGGTACCGGGATAAGGGTCAACTTGAACAGGAATGATCTGTATAGAGCATTAAAAAGGAACATAGGATTTAATGATATCAGTGACGTTGTGACCAGCCTTAGTGGAGTGGGGATAAATTTTATTTGTTCCAATAATTGCATTGATATATGTTCGTCCGATAAGATTGTATTTGTAAGAGATGTTATAGAATGTCAGCCGGATATATCAAAGGACTTGTGCATAAATGTAATGCCTACTTCGGTAAAGGAAGCGTTATCCTTTCTTGAGATGTTGTCAGAAGAAAATGTAACTGTTTCTGTATCTGATGATGAAAGGGTGATGTCTATATATTATGGGGATTTCGGTTCTGTCTTTAATTGTACGCTGATGGAGGTTAAGTTTGTAAACTACACACCATTGGTAAACAATATAAAATCAAACTTTAATTACTTTATTAAAGCAAGAACTAGCGACTTGATAGATTCCCTTTCAAGAATAAAGGTAATGTCAGATGTGTATAACATATCACATTTTGTTTGCAGGGAGGGAGATAATAAAATGGATATAACATACACAAATGATGCAGGATATAAAATATCGGAAAATGTCGGAATTGAAGGATATTGTCAAGGGCGTTTGGATTGCAATCTGAATATTGAAAAGATGATTAACGCATTGAAGGTATTTCCTGGGGATTATGTTACATTGGCATATACCAATCCTGATAATAATGCTCCTATATGTATCATTAATGAAGAGGGTAATTATAAATTAATGGGCGTAGTAAACATTTTTAAGAGTTGATAACTATTGTTTAACCTATCGAATATACCGTTTTATTATTTTTGCAACAAAAATATATAAGACATGGAAGATAAAGAAAGAACAATTCAGATTCTCGCTGAAACAATAGATAGGTTAAACAAGACGATAGAATCACAGAACAGGTTGATTGAGGATTTAAAAAACAGGCTTGAAACAATTCAGAACGAATATAGCCCTTCAATTATGACTGTAGGCGTATTGATAGAAAAGTTGAATAATACAAAGACAAGAAGCGGAAAGGTAAGATTTGAAGCATTATCAAAACATATAATGCCATATCTTACCAATCAGCTTTATGACGAGTATGATTTTAATGATACCATCCCTACCTTCAAGGAAGTTCCATCTATTGAAAAGCCTGTAAATCGTGATATGATAGATGATATGATCAATGTTATAAAGTCAAAGAGAAAGATAAGTGAATCATCTCAAAAGGCATATCTTTTAATGCTTAAAAGAATATTGTCCGAATCAAAAGATATGAGTAAATATATCAATGATTATATTATCTCTCTGGACGTAAAATCTCCTTCAAATATATCTCTTACGGAGGAAGAAATAGAATTATTCTGGAATGTTGAGCCATTTGACGTTACGGAAAAAATTGTAAAGAAATTGTTTCTGATACAATGCTATACTGCCATGAGATATTCCGATATTTTCAGATTGAAAGATTCTATGATGGAGGGAAATGTTATTTCGTATATATCAAAAAAGACAGGTAAGAACGTTGAGGTTCCTGTACCTTCCAAGATTATAGAAATGATAAAAGAGGTTAGATCGTTCGATAAATACAATATAGAATCTTCGTTAAAGACAACAATGAACGAAGTTCTACCAACCCTTGGATGTAGAGCAGGTATAAACAAGCAGGTATTTGTAAGACGGGCAAATGTACTTATGAAAGGTCCGAAGTACCAGTTTATAAAAACACATACAGGACGTAGAACAGCTATTACCAGATGGGCTAATATGGGAATACCAGAAGCAGAGCTAAAATCTATGGCTGGTCATTCTGATATAAGAACCACGAACAGATATATTACTGCAAGCGTATCAAATAAAACTAAAAATATTTTAACGGATGGAAATTTTGGAGAATGTGCTGTCTATTGACAAAATGAAACACCTGCAAGAACTTGGGGTGAATACAGGTAACGCATCAATGACTTGGGCGTTATATCCTTATGAAGAAGGAAAACAACCACAATTATCTTTACGAGAGTGGAAAACTTTCAAGGAACCGTTCAGAAAAGAACATTGTATTCCTGCATTTACTTTGCTTGACATTTTGGAATTGTTGCCAAAAGAGATAAAAACAGGAACAGATACTTATTGGATTACAATGTATTTTAGTGACAATTGTTGGCATATATGTTATTCCATGTCTGACGAATTTGATTATTATCAAGAATTTTTATCTTACTCATTAATTGACGCATCTTATGAAATGCTATGTTGGTGCGTAGAGGAAAGGTTGATACCATGAAGATAAAACGGAATTAATTCAAAACGACTTGGGTTTGAGCCTTATGTGAGCGTGAATCGTAATACAGGTGCTCTTATAAAAAAGGAGGATATGAATTTACTCGAAGAATGCGTGAGGCGTAGAATTATTGAAATATCAAAATAACGAAAAATAAACAATATCATGGAACAGAAAACATTTGAAGAAATAAAGGAAGAACTATTACTGCGCGCCAAGAAAGCAGGTGCCTGTCAAATAGGTTATGCGATGGGATTAAGGAGTCAATGCAAGGCTGATATACTTAAGGCTATTACTGATAACTGGTCTTGGGTGTTACGAACAGCAAGAATAGTAGATGCAGAATATTTAGAAGACAATTTTGATGAAGAAGATCTAGCGGAAGCTGGTATCTATACACAAAAATACCATGAGGTAACAACAACATCTTTTGCCTGCGGCAGCGCAACAGTGAAAGCCTACGGCAGCGCAACAGTGGAAGCCTACGGCAGCGCAACAGTGGAAGCCTACGACAGCGCAACAGTGAAAGCCTACGACAGCGCAACAGTGAAAGCCTACGACAGCGCAACAGTGAAAGCCTACGGCAGCGCAACAGTGGAAGCCTACGACAGCGCAACAGTGGAAGCCTACGGCAGCGCAACAGTGGAAGCCTACGACAGCGCAACAGTGGAAGCCTACGACAGCGCAACAGTGGAAGCCTACGGAAATTCTTATGTTGAAGATTTAACAGGTAATATTAGGCCCCAGTCTGGATATGCAGTAATCAAGGATTATTACAACCATAAGATTTACATCAAAAAAGGGAGATATCAGATTATAGAGGTTGATTAATAGCTTGATGATAATACAATTAGAATTTAATTGGTAATAATTACCATTTACCTGACATCAGGAAACTGGTTCAAAACGATATAGAAAGGAATATTTATGATAAAAATAGATTTGAATGATACCGTTAGTGTAGAGCTTACAGAATGGAGAGCCGCATATCTTAATGCAACGAATATATTTAAGGAAATAACCACTACACAGAAATACCATTATAAGACTGACTATAAAGCAGGTGATGTTTACAAAAGCTAGCTTTGGGAGTTGATATTGGAGTTCAAAGATGGGATTAGATTTGATAAAGAGAAGGCTTTTAATAAATTGAAAAAAAGTAATTGATCAATAAGGAACAAAACAAGATAAATATGAATAATATATTTACCATTTGCTATTCAGAAGAAGAAGCTAACGAAATTGGACATTTCATAATGGGAAAAGGATATGAAGGTGTTCAAAATGATAGTTACAGATATTGTCGTGATGTGATTCGGTGGGCTTTCGAACAAGCTAATAGACATCATTCGTGTTTTATATATGTTGGCGTTATAGGTTGTCAAATGATTGTATCCAATAACAAAAGGGAACTTCGCAGGAATAGACTGAAATACGTTGAAAAGAAACGAATGTTTTACAATTTATTAAGCAGATATTCAAATGAATGAAGTAAATTTTAACAGTGGATTATTCGGGCAGCAAGGATGGATTTGCCCCAAGTGTGGGAGGGCATATTCCCCTTTTACCCAAATGTGTTTATATTGTGGACCTAATAGTACAAATACTATTTCTAATCTTGGCAACCACAAGACACATATAAGTGAAGAAGAATTAAAAGAAAATCGTGAAATTAAACAAAATGAAAAATATAATTTGTAAGATATATATTTATAAGGTACTGCCACCTTATAAGAACTGGTACAGTATCAAGACTGATGATGGGCTAAATCGTAGTAATGTCGTAATTGTTGGAAAAAAGCAATTATTAAAAGTAGCTTTAGCATTGATTGTTATGGCTCTGTTTAACAAAAATACTACTATAAATAAATTCAAAACTATAAAAAATGAATGAATTAGAACAAGATAAAGGATATGTTTTTGGAGATATGATTATAGTAGCCAGTATTGACGCAAATTCTAATCCTATCTTAAAAATTAGCACAGATGCTGGGAATGTGGTTGTAATGCCATCATCCGATAATAAGATTATTGTAAAATCAACTACGGATAAATAACAATCAACAAATGAATGATATACTATTCAATAAAATAAAAAGAGCAAACAGTAAATATGCTGAATACTTATTGGCTTGCGATAAAGTAGCTAAAGCAGCCCAAAAGCATATAAATTAGAACTTATGAGAAAAGGATTTAAGGTTTATGTTGGAGAATGGCTTCACGGAGATAAAGGGTATATTATTGAATGGTAATTAACTAGAATCGGAACAAATATGAATAAGGAAGAATTTTTGAGCAAAAGAGATGCCATTGATTTAAAGTTAAAAGAATTGAATGGCGAAAAGGAACAGTTGGAAAAGGAATACATTGAATCCAACCAAGGAT